TGACCCGGATTCAGTGCTCCCTGGACGAGATCCGGTTCGACATTAACGCGGAGGCGCCCGAGCGCTTCGGCATCTAACGGGAGGTATCACATGAGGTTGTCGCGTAGCATGATCTGTCTGGATTGTTCCGATGTATTCGATGTCCCGCGCCGTGGACGGTGCCCGAGATGCGGTTCAGGTGCGGTGTGGCCCCTGGGCAAATGGATTCCCGTCGCGGCGGGCGTGCCGGATGTGCGCCGCCTGCCGGCAGAGACCGAAAAGGAGGCTGCCGCTTGATTACGCTGTCCCAGCATTTTCGAGACAACTGGCGAACCCGCGTCGGCGGGGAGCCGGACAAGGACGCGGTGATCCAGGCCGTGCTCGACTCGGTCGTGGTCCAGAAGGGCCGCTTTTACTTCGACATGGCCGGCAACCGCCGGAACCTGCTGACCATCCTGTGGAACGCCGATCTGAACGTCGTGATGACGGCGGACCACGTCACCGGCACGATGGTCAGCGTGCTGACACCGCCGGTGTGCGACAAGTGGAGGGTGTGCGATGCCATCGTCGGATGAATCGATAAACCCCTGCCGGATCTGCGCGCACCACCTGGCCGGCGGCGACAAGAACGCCGACTGTTGCCGGGGATGCGCCGACCGGGTGAAATACGTGGCCGCCATCGGCGGCATGTTCGGCCCGGTGCCGATCGAAATGACCGATATGGGGCGACGCCGCCCCGCCATAAATAAGGAGGAGAATGTGAACCCTGACGTTAAAACCACCAATGTAACCGAGGTCGTGGGTGCGCCCGAAACCACCCGCACCTGCAACAAATGCGGGGAAACCAAGTCCCTGGACGAGTTCCGCAAAAACCATACCTGCCTGCACGGACGCGAGCCGGTGTGCAAGGGCTGCAAAAACATCGAAGCCCGGCGCAAGACCGCCGAGGCCCGCGCCGCCCGCCTGGCAGCCAATCCGCCGAAGCCCATCCCGCAGAAGGACCTCGAAACGACCAAGGCCTGCCGCGTGTGCGGAGAAACCAAGCCCCTGGTCCAGTTCGTGATCAACAAAACGTGCAAAGACGGCCACGAGAACGTCTGCAAAAACTGTCTGCGGATCACAAACGCCGAAAAACGAGCGGAGAAGCGAAGGGCCGCCGCCGCGCCGCCTGCCGCGCCAGCAGACACCGGTATTCCCCTTGTCATCACCGCGCCGCCCGATCCAAACTCAGGCAACCTTCTGGAGGACTACATGGAAACCAAGATCTGCCAGAGCTGCGGCAAAACCAAAGCTCTTGCCCTGTTTCCCAACGACAACGCCAGCGATGACGGCCGGACGAATGTGTGCAAGGAGTGCTGCATCGGTCAACCGGTTTTCCTGTCCCGGACGCGAGATGGTCAATTTGAGGCCAAAACGCAGGCCGCTCCGGAGCTTCCGAAATACGCCCCGGCCGGAGCCGGCATCGCGCCCGCGACCATCACGGCGCCGATGGACGACGCGGCCACCGAACCACGGGTCGAGGTCGCATGGGACAACCCTCAGGTCTCAGGTTTCATCCCTCATCCCTCTCCCTTGGACACCCAGATCGGCGGCGACCACTACAAGCACTTCGCCATCCAGCCCATCGAGTTCACCACGCGCAACCGGCTGGGCTTCATCGAGGGGTGCGTGGTCAAGCGGATTTGCAGGTACAACCGGCCCGGCGGCAAGGGCCTTCAGGATCTTTTGAAAATCAAACACGAGATCGACTGCCTGATCGCCATCGACGAGAAGGAAAAGGCGGAGCGGTCTCAGGGGAGGCAAGCATGATCAAGATGAGTCCCGAACAGTACAACGCCATCAAGAGCGCCGTCCAGGTGATGCTCACCCGGCACATCGGCCCGGGCAACGGCATCGGCATGGGCGAGCTGTATTTTGCCGCCACGGGAAAGCCGTGGAGCAACCGGATCAACGACACCCGGGTGCTGCGCAAGATGATCACCGAACTGCGCAAAGAGGGCGCGGCGATCTGCTCCGACGTGGCCAACGGCTACTACCTGGCCCAGACCGCCGAGGACCTCTCGGCCCACTGCGGCCGGCTGCGCAAGTCCGCGCTCAAGAAGCTGGCCCTGGAAGCCCGGCTTCGGCGGATCGCCCTGCCGGACTTGATCGGTCAGATCGCCCTGGAGCTGGACAAGGGGGCCGAGCATGAAGCGTGACGCTGCCGATCCGGTCAAGGAAGCGGACGCGATCCTGGAGCAGATCCGGTTCAACCAGCACCTGCTGTTCGGCCTGAACGCGGACTGCGCCCTGGAGGTCGCCGCCGTCACGCAGAAGTACGCGGCCCGGTCCAAAGAATACAGCGCCGCGATCCAGTCCCATGAAAAGGCTTTGGAGCGCCTGGTCCGCAAAAACCGGGACGCGATCCTGGCCGGAAAGGAGCGCGCCCAGTTCAAGACCGGGTCCGTGATGCTCCGGTGGGAGACGCGGGTGAAAAAGATCAAGGGCATGCTGGAACGGCTCCAGAAAGCCGGGATCGAGGCCGCGATCAAGTATTCCAAGGCCGTCGTGGACTGGGACATCGTGGAGAAGTTCCCAGACGAGGAACTTTCCCGGCTGGGAACCGAGCGGGTCAAGAAGGAAAAATTCTCTTATGAGATCAAAGGGATGGAGAAATGACCATCGAGGAGATCCTGAAGAAGCGGATTTTACGGCCGGACGAGGTGGCGCGCGCCCTGGAATGGTCCAGGGCCACGGTGTATTTCAAGCTCAAAACCGGGGAAATTCCGTGCGTCGCCGGGTCCAAGCCCTATAGGATTCCGGGGGTGTGGGTGCGGAATCAACTCACCGAGGAGGGAGTGCGTAATGAAGCCTAAAACAGCGAGACGGATATTGAAGAAGCGGGCGGTCGAGATCGCCAGATATCGTGGCTACCCGCACCAGAAGCGATGGCTGCACCGGCTGGAGGAAAAGTGCTTTAAGATCGTAGTGGGCGACAAAATCGAAAAAGCTTTTGGGAGGCGTCGATGAGGTTGGTCTGTCCTGAATGCGGAGCGGTCGCATCGATCGCGGCCTGGGCCAACGACTCCAGCGTGCGGCAGTTCCTCAAGATCTCCACGGAGCTGCCGTGGCAGATATCGAGCCGGGCGCTGCCGTACATCGCCATGTTCCGGGCCGACATGAAGCGGGGTTTACAGTGGGACAAGGCCCTGCGCCTGGTCGGCGAACTGGCCGAGATCGCCCGGGAAGGCCATGTGCAGTGGGATGGCAAGCCGGCCCGGCCGATCGACGCCGGGATCTGGGGCCAGGCCCTGGAACAGATCATCCAGCGGCCCCCGCGCAAGCTGCCGCTCAAATCCCACGGATACCTGCGGTCCATCGCCTACGACATGGCCGACGAATCGGATCGGCGGACCGAGAAAGCCCACAACCATGCCGAGGCGAACGGGACCCTGCGGGCGGATCTGGCGGCGGAGCGAGCAGAAAAGCCCGCCTCCCCGGAGGTGGTGGCGGCGGTGCTGGCAAAATGGCGAAATCGGAAACGATTGTAGGAGGCAATATGTGGAAACGGATTTTATGTGATTGGCTCGGGTATCACAAATGGACGTTTAATCTGGTCCAGACAAAGTGCGGATCGGTATGTCATCCCGGCCGCGTGTGTGAACGCTGCGGCGCCGCGCAACGGGCCATCATTCGCTCCCGGCTCGTCGGCTGGGAGGATGTCGATGAGGCGGAAAAGGAGGGTGTATGAACGGGTTTTCCATCATTATATTTGCGGCTCTGGCCGTGATCAGCGCGGCCATGTTCGGCCTGATCCTGGTGGACATACTGTTTAAGCTGCACCGGCATTCATGGGCCGGCCTGATCGGCGGGCTGCTGCTGGCGGCCGTGTTCGGATGGGGCGCCATGTTCTTCGGGTCCGGCGCGCTCAAGATGGCCGCCGCTGCCATAGCGGGTGCGGCGATATGATGACCGCCGACCGCAAGACGGTCGAAATCTTCGTGGAGATCAAGCGCCGGACGCAAAAAGCCGTGCTGGTGTCCGACGGCGCCGTGGAGGTCTGGCTGCCGCTGTCGCTGATCGACATCGAGCCGGGCAACAAATACAACCAGGCCACCATCACGCTGCCGGAATGGCTGGCCAAAGAGAAGGGGTTGATATGAACGATGAACCGTGCGATGTGTACAAAGCCGCCGTCGAGGCGTTCGGGAAAAAGGCCCAGGTGCTGAAGCTGGTCGAGGAGTGCGGCGAGCTGATCACGGCCTGCATGCACATGGTGTCGTGCCGGCCGGATGCGATACTGAACCTGGTCGAGGAGATCGCGGATGTCGAGATCATGTGCGCCCAGATGCGCACGATCGTGGGCGACGCGGGTGTCGACGCCGCCAAAAAATACAAGCTCGACCGGCTGCGGGGCATGATCGACGCCCGGATGGGCGGGGGAAGGGCTGAGGGCTGAAACCTGAAACCTGAGGGTGTAACGAAAAGTGGTACCGACACCCCGTTTTCGTGTCGTTTCGTTACACTCCGTCATGCGCGGGGCAACAATATCAACGGGTTACGGTTGGCACGGTAATTGCTACATATAGTAATTCGCCAACCAATAAAAAGGAGATACGATGTGGACGCAGTTGAGCAATTCGGGCGCGAGGCCCTCCTTAATTACCCAGAACCCAGAACCCAGAACCATGACCGCCGCTGAGCTGGTCGACCGCCTCGACGAAAACACGGCCCGGCTCAGTTGCGTGGCGCGGCTGCTGGCAGAGGCGGACGTCAAATCCATGCACCCGACCGAAGAGAGCATCGCCGGTCTGGTCCTGATCCTCAACGACGCGGTCAAAGGCCTGCGCGCCGTCGCCGCCACCCTGGAGCGCCAGGGGATGGATCAGGAGCTGGCGGGATAATTTCCCTTCCTTTTGCGACCCGGAGGCCGGGGCGTGTTTTTGACCGCCTCGATGTCCTCCGGGTCGACCATCCAGTCCCTGCCGATTTTGGTTGCCGGAATGATCCCGGCATCGATCATGGCCCGGATCCGGCGCGTGGTCACGCCGAGCCGGTCGGCCGCTTTTTTTGTGGTAACCAGGTTCATATGATTTCCCATGCTTTTGAATAGTCGTGATGCTTGAACAGCTCCGGCATGCCCGAGTTCTGCTTGAACCGCAGGAACTCGTCGGCGTCCATGCCCAGCTCCTTTGCGACCGCCTCGTCCGGCAGGCCGCCCTGAAGCATGCCCGCGACGATGTCGGTCATGGATCCGACGGCGTGCGTTCCGCGGGCGCGGTTGTGCCGTATGGTGGCGGCCATCCGGTCCGCCTGGCCCCCTCGGCTCGGTTTGATCACGGTGACGGGCAGCCGGCCGAGCAATCGTTTCCGGATGCCGGACACGGTCGATCCGACCCGGTACCGGTGCTCGCCGTCCACGATGTTGTATTTCCCGCCCGAATGCCAGGACACGATCGGCTGCGTGTACCCGTCGCACGAAATCGAGTGTTGCAGCAAGCGCATTTCCGGCGGCGCCACCGAGTTAGGGTTGTAGTCGTTCGGAATCACGTCCGCCTGGCGGACCCAGAGCACGCAGTCGACCGGCTCGCTTTTGAACGGACTGATCTCGTGCAGCCGGGTTTTCAGCCGGTTGATCGCGTCGATCTTCTCCTCGTCCGGCATCGCATCGATGGCGGACACCACCTGCTCTATGTTGTCGTCCAGCCCGGTTTCAAATATGCTCATCGTTCCACCACCTTGCTCATATAGGCGAACCGGCCGCGCTGGCTCGTTCTGGTATATCCGTGGTCGTGGAGCATCTTCTCGGACGCGCTGACCGCGATCACCTTGATGGTGACCTTTCCTTCGACGTGTTTCATCAGCTCGGCCTCCCGGCACTCGAACAGGTGCTTGTAGACCCCGTTTTTGCGGCGCTCCGGATCCACGTATGAATCGCACAGATGTATGACGTTTTTGGACAGATCCCGCAACGAGAAGCTGCTGAACCCGATCGCCCGCTGCCGGCTGTCCAGCGCCACGACCCAGATCCGGTCCGGTCCGTCCAGCACCTGGTATCCGCCCATCTCGTCGGTGACCGCCTTGTCGCAGAAAAACCGCCCGAGCTTGGCGTAGAACAGCTCCCCGTCCTCGGCGGACGTCATCACGCAATAGTCGACCCCGTCTTTCGTCATGATCTTCTTCATGTCACAGCTCCTTGTATTTTTTGAACAAATCGGCCATGTGCGCATCGTTTCGCGCGCTGTCTCCAAACCCGTATTTTTTGCACATCCAGTCCCGCTTGATGATGAAATTGGCCATCGTCTCCCAGGCCCCGACGTAGCAGATCGGAATTTTACTGGCTTTAACAAACGCTTTTGCCTCCTTCTTGGTGTCGAACCACCACCGTTCGAGCCCGAGCTTTTCGCCGGAATAGATCTTGAACCAGCGGAAGATCACCCGGAACCGGTACTCGTAGTTTTCCCTGGCCGCCGGCGGCAGCGAGTTGAACAGCAGCCGGGTGTAGGCCTCCCAGGTCATGTCTTTCGGCTTCTTGGTTTTCAGGCGGTTGAGGTTGGTCCGGTTGTAGTAGCAGCCGAAATTCGCGCCCTCAACCCGCTCGACCAGGCGGCGCCATGTCTCCGGCTCGACCAGCCGCCACTGGTCGAGGTCCTGCTTCTGGCTCTCTCCGTAGGCATTGCAGATCCGCATCTCCTGCGGGCTCTTGCCGGCCAGGTAGAATTTGTCATAGGCCCGGTTGTAGTCGTAGCCGTGGTCGTAGGCGCATTTCCACACATCCGCCGCGGCCCAGTCGTAGAGGGGCATTGTCAACCAGGTTTTGTCGCCGTTGCCGATGGCCTTGTACGTGTACGGGTTGGCCTTGGTCCGGTTCTTCTCGGCGGCCACCAGCATGTGGCGGCCATACGACTCGTCCGATCTCATGCCGATGAAGCAGGCGATGTCGTCCGCGCCCTTCCGGTCCGCCAGCCAGTCTCCGAAGTGCTTGACCACCCATACCGAATAGCTGTCCGGATTGTACCACTGCCGCCACTCCTCCGGCATGTTGCCGGTATGGATCACGAACGGGTGATCCGGCATGGGCCGGACCCACAGGTCTTTCTTGGCCGGGTCCCAGGGCTTCCAGTACCGCTCGAATATGCTGGACCCGTTGTCCTCGCACTCCGGCATGCAGAGCCAGTAAGGTTCGACCTCGTCCCGCGCCATCTGCCGCTCGACAAACTCGATGGTCAGGCGGTAGCAGGTTTCCCAGTCGAAAAACATCACCGGCACCGGCAGCCGCCCGAGCAGCCGCGCCCGGTCTATGACCATTTGCAGCAGGGCGCCGCTGTCCTTCCCACCGGAAAAACTCACATAGAACGCGGGAAACGTGCTCAGTACGCCGTCGATCCGTTTGATCGCGGCTTCGTACACGGTTTCGTTGAGATAGGCTTTCGGCATTACAACCCCTCGATCAGTTTTTTGATGTCCGTTTTTTTGTGCTTCACCTTGTCGATCTCCCCCTTGAACTGCCGCACCGCGTCCCCCTTGGCGGACAGCGCGCTCATGATGCGCTCGTCGATCGAATTGGCGCACACCAGGTCGATGTAGTGCACGTCGCGCTCCTGGCCGATCCGGTGGCACCGGTCCTCGGCCTGCAACCGGGTGGCGTACTTGAACTCGTTGTTGTAAAAAATCACGTACCGGGCCTGGACCAGTGTCAGCCCGTGCCCCCCGCAGGACTGCGTCGCCACGAAGAACCGGGCGCCGTTGCAGAACCGGTCGACGGATGCGGTCCGCTGCGCCTCGTTGAGCTTTCCGTAAAACAGGGCGACCGATTCCGGCCCGTATTTTGCCGCCAGGGAGCTTTGAATCTCCATGATATCATATTCGAATTTGGCCCATATGATGATTTTTTCATCCGGCGGCAGATCCGCCACCGTGTCCAAAAGCATCGCCAACCGCGGGCTGTAGACCTCGTGGCGCGTTTGCAGCTCGATGTCGTTCCAGTATCCGGACACGATCTGCTGGAGCGCGCCGAACAGCCGGAAAATGGCGTAGGAGTCCAGCTCGTCGTCCTCCATCGATTCGAATGTTCTCTGCTTCGCCTCCTCGTAGAGGTCGCGCTGGGTTACCGTCATGCTGAAAAACCGGCTCTTGTATGTTTTGGGCGGCAGGTCCAGGCACTCCTTTTTGGTGACCTGAAACACGTAGGGCTGGATCTTGGCGGCGATGTACGCCTGGTTGTGGGATTTGACGATCATGCCGGGGTATTTGTCGGAATATTCCAGGTGGTTGGCCGCGAACGAATAGAACGACCGGTACCCGAGGATCTTGGGGGAGAGGAACCGCATCTGGGCGAACAGGTCCACGACGCCCTGGCTGATCGGGGTTCCGGTCAGCAGCACCCGGTACCGGCATTTCTCGGCGAACGCGGTGAGGCGCTGCGTCCGCAGTGCGCGGTGCCCCTTGATGTAGGACGATTCATCGACAATGGCCATGCTGTTTTCGGTGAGCAGGGCTTTTACGGCCAGCGCGATCCGCGTCGACCCGGCGATGGACTCGATGCCGACGACGTGCCAGAAACATTTCGGCAGGGTGCTCGACGCGGTTTTGTCGTCGAATACGTTGATCTGCTCGGGCGGCGTGTCCGTGTGCTTGAGGATCTCCCGGCGGACGGTTTCCTTCAGGCTCACCGGGCAGAACCACGCGGCCAGGTCCAGCCGCTTCTGCCGGCGGAGCACCATCTCGATCACGGTCCGGCTCTTGCCCGTGCCCATCTCCATGAACAGCGCGCCCAGGCGGATGGGCATCAGCTTGTCCGCCGCGGTCTGCTGGTGGGTCATCAGTTTAGTCTTTGAATTCATCCAGCACATCGGTTTCCTCGATCTTCAGCAGTCCCGGTTTCGTGAGCTGCGTTACTTTCGCCACATCCTTGATCTTCGGAGACACCACCAGGCTGTCCTCCCGAATGCGCTTCTGCTCGTCCACGACCGCCTGCGCTCCGGCCGTCAACCCGAAATCGTACATCTGGGCAAAGTCCACCACCTCGTCGAAGCTCGTGGGCGGAACGACCACGAAGGGCTTGTCGTACCGGGACCCGGCGATCTTCCGGGCCGCCTTGTAAAAGTCCTCGCTTCTGGCCCAGGAGATCGCAAACCAGCCGTTGTGTTTTCCGGATGCCAGTTTCGCCACCCACCGTGTTTTTTCAGGCGCATACGATCCGGATGCCGTTTTTTCTCGGATGACGTCGTCCGTGATCTGAACGACGAAACCGCCCGCCAGCAGCCTGGACGCGATCTCGGCGGCCCGGTCCCGCACGTCGGTTTTGGCCGGGTTGAACGCCCGCTCCCAGGCGTCGTTTCCCCAGGAAAACCCGGCGGCGCGGACGATCTCCCGGAACCGGTCGTCCCTGGCCGGCAGGCGGACCCGGACCGTGCTGTCCGCGATTTTGACCTCCGCGGGCATCTCCACGACGGCGGTTTCCGGCCGGAGCGTCGATTCGGCCTTGATCGCCGCTTCGTCGATGGCGTCGATATCGTTTTTAGGCAGCGTGTCCTTGAACCGGCCGAAAATATCATGGGTGCTCGCGGACCGGTTGTCGATCCACCACGAGGCCGCGGTGTGGCCGTACAGCCAGTCGAAAAAGGCGGCGGTGTTTTTGACGTTGGATGCGTCCGAAAGGATCGACTCGAAACTTTTCAGCATGCCGCCCCGAATCCGGACCGCCCAGGCCACCTGCTTCTCAGATCCGGAAAGCTCCGGCAACTCCTGCTCGGCCGCCTCTTGACGGGCCGCTTCCGTGGCCTCGTCGCGCTGCCGGGCCAGCTCCTCCTGATAGCACTCGGAGCACAGGGTCGTTTCCAGCCATTCAATCCGCCGCTCCCGGTCCCGGCGCGGCCCGATGAGCTGGTGGGCCTCTGTGTGCCCGCAGGTGTGCTCGATATCGTATTTGGCCATGTTGCCTCCGGCGCCCGGTTTGACCTCCCACCGGGCGAAGGGTTCTTTTTACAGATCGTTGAGCTTTTCGCACAGGGCTTTTCCGAGCTTTCGATCGATCGCCATTCGGCCGATCGTCTCCTCGACAAACTCGTCCCGGGTCTGGGACCCGTAATGGCCGTCCGATTCCCACAGGTTGACGGCGGCCCGTTGCAGGCATCCGCGCTGCAAGTTTTTATCGGAATAAAACCGGTGCAGCCCCTGCACCAGGGCGGGGATGGAGATGTCCAGAAACCGGAACTGAACACTGCCGTTATCCGAACCCCAGGATTGATCGATCACGAGATTTTGCAGCAGGTTGCGGAAGTGGATACCGGCCCATGTGCGATCCGTATCGTTCTGCCCGTGATCGGTGAAAACACCGGCGTCCTCGTCGTATGAGGGCTGCACGAACGGATAGATTGCATCGGCGATCGATATGCCGTTCTCGATCACGGCGCTGACAGCCTCGGCCTCTTTTGCGTTTAGAACGATTCTTTTTGTTTTCATAGGGTCTCCTTGTTGGTTGGTTTTCCGTTTCGGTGTCTAATCTATACCGTGCGCGGAATAGATTATCAACAGAAAAAGCACACAAAAAAGATTTTTTTTTCGACAGCAGAAATTGTCCGTAGAATCCGTAGAATCCAGCAGGGATATCTCGCGCGTGTATAGTGGGAGAAATCAAAGGGCTGAGGGCTGAACTGGAGGGCTGAGGGATGAAACCTGAAACCTGAGGGATTCGGCTCAGTCCTGTACCGCCACATATACCACACTACGAGAGCAGTTATATACCCTGGCGAGTTGCCAGAAGCTATCGGCCCCGGGTGGGTTCCGGGGCCAAACCACCAGGAGGCGGCATGAATCGCGACCTGTCCAGCATCACGAAGATCATCGTTCACTGCTCGGATTCCGAGTTCGGCGACGCGGCCCTGATCGACGCCTGGCACAATGCCAGGGGATGGGCCGGCATCGGCTACCACTACGTGATCCTCAATGGGATCATCGCCAAGGGCGCGCCGTATGATCCGGCCCTCGACGGCAAGGTCCAGGTCGGCCGGCACCTGACCGAGATCGGCGCCCACGTGCAGGGGCACAACGCCGACAGCGTGGGGATCTGCCTGATCGGGAAGCATCACTTTACCGGCAACCAGCTCCTGCGATCCCTGCCAGACCTCCTGACCTCCCTGAAAGACCTGCCCGGCATCACGGGCTGGCAGAACATATTCGGCCACTGCGAATTCGACAGAAACAAGACCTGTCCGAACCTGGACATGAACTCCGTGCGGAGGATGATGGCATGAAGCGATGGACCACTGCTATCTGTCTGATCGCAATCGCCCTGTGTGTATCCGGGTGCGCCTCCCTGGTCTACGAGTCCCCGGATGGAACCAGGGTGACATACAACCGATTCATGACCGGAGCGGACGCCATCAAGGGCCAGGTGCCCGGCGCAACGATCGAGTCAACGGGCCAGAAGGCCATCGACCCGGCCGCGCTGGAGGCCCTGGTGCGGATTTTATCGACTGCAAACTGATATGGCTCGCGCTGGCGCTGCTGATGCTCAGCGGCTGCGGCGCGGTGGATAAAGCGATGAAACACAGCCCCACAAACCAGGCATACGACAACCTGATCCGATCGGCTACCGGCCGGCCGGACTCGGATGCTCTCGCCCCGGTCAACCGGTTTTTCAACGACCGGATACGGTACGCGAGCGACTTCGAGACGTGGGGGACCGGAGAATACTGGGCCACTCCGGACGAACTGATGGAGAAAGGCCAGGGCGATTGCGAGGATTTTGCCGTCGCCAAGTTTTTTACGCTCAAATGGATCGGCGTGGACGAGGATAAACTCAACCTCGTGTACTGCCGCATCGCGCCGGGGGACCGGCCGCACGTGACGGTGGGATATCTCGCGGATGCGGATTCCCCCCTGATCCTGGACAGCGTGACGGATGAGATTCTTCCCGCGCATGAGCGGGCGGACCTGAGCCTGATCATGGGGTTCAACTCCCGCGGCATATGGGTGTTCAAGGGCGGGGTCCGTCATTTTGTATCGACCAGCGCCAAGCGCGTGCGCCCCTGGCGGGAGCTTCAGAAACGGATGACGCCATGACCCAGCTTTTCGCCCCTCCCGGATACTGGCGGATGAGCCCCGAGCACCGGGCCGACATCTGCAACGGGTGCGGAACCAAGGGCCTGTGCGGGTACGTGATTCCGGACACGATCTGGTTTTTGAGCATCAAGGTCGCCTGCGACATTCACGACTTTATGTATGCGACCGGGCTAACGGCCGAGGACAAGATCGTTGCCGATCGCGTGTTTCTCTACAACATGCAGCGGCTGATCTCTGCCGGCTGGCAGTGGAAATGGCTGATGCGCCGGCGGACCAACCTGGCTGAGATTTATTACGACTTTGTCGTTAAACGGGGCGGCCCGGCGTTCTGGGATGGCAAGAACCGCCCCGAGGAGATGGGCACGGTCTGATGGACGATCTGGACCAGGCGGCTGAATTTGCGGACATGCACCTGAGGCACGCGATGAAAAAGCACTTTGACGCGATTGAACCTTCGGACGGAAACGGCATCTGCATCGACTGTGGGGAGCCGATTCCGGAAGAGCGGCTGAAGGCGGCGCCGGGATGCCGGCGGTGCGTGGGATGCCAGGATATACACGAGAGGATGACGCATGATTGACCCGGCGGTTGCACCGGTTTCGACCGACATGATCGTGACGGTGATCCAGATGCTCGGCCTGCCCGGCATCGTCTTTCTGATCTGGTACTACGACCGGCAGCGGTTCACCAAGCTGTCCGAGATGCACGGCGCCGAGCTGGCACAGAAGGATCAGCACATCGCCGACATCCTGTCTCAGTACCGGGAGGACGTGTCCGAGATCAAGAAGCTGTACCAGAACAACGCCCACCTCTGCGGGGAGTACGCCAAGGCCCAGCAAAGCCTGGAAAAACTATATTTGCAGACCATCGATATCGTCGCGCTCAACACCCAGGCCCAGACGCGCCTGGTCGAGCGCATCAACGCCAGCCTGGAGCTGCTTGCAGGGAAGAAACCGCAATGAATCAGGAAATCGCCATAATCCGGGGAATGCTGGCCGAGCTGCGCCAGAAGAAACTGTCACTGGAGGCCCGCACCGCGGCCTCGGTCCGGGCGGCCAAGTCGTTGCTGGCCGGGTTCGAATTGAGGCCGATCCGCGAGGTGGACATCGCCGGCGCGGCCATTCACCTGAGAGACGCCGAGGCCCTGGCCGAAGAGCTGTCCGCCGTGGTGAAAGACATCGCCGCGGCCGAGCGGGAGCTGGCCTGATGAGCGCACGACGGAAAATACGCCGCCGGTCCCGGATCGAGACCGAGCTGCCCGATCCGGTCCGAAAGGGGCTGGATCGCATTCTGCTGGAGGGGGCCACCTACGAGGAGGCCACCGAGTGGGTGCGGCAGCAGGGATACGACATATCCAAGTCGTCGGTCGGCCGGTACGGGATCCATTTTCTGGAGGCCTACCAGAACATCGTGAGGTTCGCCGACCAGAGCCGTGCGCTGACCTCGGACGCCGGCGCGGGACTTCCGATGGAAGAAGCGGTCGGCAAGATGCTCCTGCAGAAGGTCATGGCGGCGCTGCTGAACGGCACCGCGGACATCGCCGAGAACAGCCGACTGATCTCCGATGTGGCCAAACTGCAAAGCTCGAACATCCAACTGGCCAAACTCAAGATGGACCTGGCCGAGCGCACGCGGAAAACCGCGGACGCGGTGGAAAAGATCGTGAAAAAGGGCGGCCTGAGTGCCGATGCGGCGGACCAGATCCGCGCGAAAATACTGGGGATTGCGAAATGACGTCCACCTGGCCCGGAAAAGAGGATCGAGCGAAGCGCGCGCCGATGGTGCTGCTGCCCTATCAGCAGGCGTGGAACGCGGATCCGAACCCGGTCAAGATCATCGAGAAGTCCAGGCGGGTCGGTCTCTCCTGGGGAGAGGCGGCCGAGGACTCGATCCTGGCCTCGGACCGGGACAACGGCATGGACGTTTTTTATATCGGCTACAACCAGGATATGGCGCGGGAGTTCATCGAGGACTGCGCCGACTGGCTCAAATTCTACAATCTGGCCGCCGTCGAGGTCGAGGAGTTCATCTTCGAGGACGAGCGGGCCGAGAAAAAGGGCATCTCCGCGTTTAGAATCACGATTCCCGGGGCCTGGAAGATCGTGGCCCTGTCCAGCCGGCCGAGCAATTTGCGCGGCAAGCAGGGCAAAATCGTGATCGACGAGGCGGCGTTCCACGACGACCTGCCCGGACTGATGAAGGCCGCCATCGCCATGCTGATGTGGGGCGGCCGCGTGGTGGTGATATCCACCCATTTCGGGGACGACAACTATTTCAACGAGCTGATCAACGAGGCCCGGTCCGGCAAAAAGCCCTACAGCGTGCACCGGGTGACTTTGGACGACGCGCTGGCCGCCGGGCTGTACCGCCGAATCTGCCTGAGGCTGGGCAAGGACTGGTCCGCCGAGGGCGAATCCGAATGGCGGCAGGGCCTGGTCAACTTTTACGGGGACGACGCGGACGAGGAGCTGTTCTGCATTCCGTCCCAGGGCGGCGGGGCGTATCTCAGCCGGGCGCTGATCGAGGCCCGCATGAGCGCCGACATACCGGTGATCCGGTGGGCGCAGAAAGACGAATGGGCGCAGCGGCCGGACCGCAAACGGGTGGCCGAGACGCGGCTCTGGTGCGAGACCGTGCTGCGGCCCTGGCTGAACACCGATATGGCGCGGCGAATCGCCTACGTGGGCGAGGACTTCGGACGGTCCGGAGACCTCACCGTCATCACCCCTCTGATGGAGATGAAAGATTTGACCCTGAGGGCGCTGTTCATGCTGGAGCTGCGCAACATTCCGTTCCAGCAGCAGGAGCAGATCTTCTATTTTACCTGTGACAACCTGCCTGCCCTGTCCGGCTGCGCGCTGGACTCGCGCGGCAACGGGCAGTACCTGGGCGAGCGGGCCATGCAGCGCTACGGCGCGGACCGCGTGGCGCAGGTGATGCCCTCCGAGGCCTGGTACCGGGACGCCATGCCCAAGTACAAGGCCCGGTTCACTGACGGGTCGATCGTGCTGCCGGCCGATGCCGACGTGCTCAACGACCACCGGCAGATCCGGCTGGTCAAGGGCGTGGCGCGCATTCCGGACAGCCGTGAAACCGCCGTGTCCGACAAAAAGAAGCGCCACGGCGACTCGGCTATATCCGGCGCGATGGCGGTGTACGCGGCCCACCAGTTCGCCGGGTTCGCTGGCGTGCCCAAAGTGATGAGCGCCGCGCCCAACTCCATGCCCGGCGTGCTGAGCGGGTACGCGCATAAACGAATCAATTACGGGGCGTATGTATGAAGATATGGGTCAATGAATCCAGATTCGTGAACATCCAGGACAACCGGACCGCGCTGAACGACGAGTTCGCGCCGCGTTCCAGGTCCGTGGACTGGCTGGGCGTGTTCGGCTTCCTGCCGGATCCGGACGAGGTGCTGGCCAAGCTCGGATCGGACCTGACGGTCTACCGGCAATTATTGACCGACGCCCACGTGGGCGCCTGCTACCTGTCCCGGAAATCCGGGGCGCTGTCCTGCGAGTGGGAGATTCGCGAGCCCGCGGACAACCCCAAGCGGGTCAACACGCGGGTGATGGACGCCGTGGTCGGGTTCATGGAGGACATCGACATCTACCACGTGA